GCCGACAATTGACGATCCAATTGTAATATAGTTCGTTTGGTTATGTGTGCGGGATTAATATCAACTTCGTACCCGGTCATTTTTAATATTTTAGTTAATATATTATAACCGTTTAGAGTTAAACGCAACCCGCTGTCATTGCGTATATTCATCCAGAAATACATTATAGCATCGTCGAGGTCTTTAAATCCTAGACGAATTTCCTCGGGCAGTTGCTCGAGTATTGCTTGAGTAATCTGTTCTTTATTTCGCATCGGGGTATATCTTTTCCCCGGCTTTTAATAATACAACCGAGAATTTGTCGGTTTTAAATTGTGTGTTTAATTTCTTTGCTAGATTAATAGCATGTCCTGGATTACTAAATGATACTTTTTTATATTTAGGACCAGGATACTGCACCAAGTAGTTAGATGTCTTTAGGTTAATAGGTTGATCATCAAAGTACACAGCCCAAATTCCTTCGGACTGTAGTACCTGTTCGGTTTTGTAAGTAGTCTTGTTAGTTAGTTCAACTAACACTTGTGGTTTAGGTCGGCTCATAATAATCTCTTGTAGATTATTTATGCCATAATATACCTAGATTAAAATGACGAGCCGGCGATCTCTACGTGGATGATTTCGTTAAGCGGCGCTTGTCGACGAAGTTCTTCGAGATCCAATAGCAGCGTAGTTAGTTCACTACGTAGTCTACGAGCGTCTTGTATTGGACAATTAAAGTCTTTTTGCCCACGCGATTCTAAGTGCTCAAGACGCTCAATAAACTTTTTAATGTGTAAATTACTCATAGACAAAGCCGTTAGCTGATTGCGCAGGACCGCGATACTCGTAACGTTGAAGTAGAATTAACTTAGGGCAATGCATAGTCTGCCAGTGCCCGTCTAGATTAATTTGATACCAACCAGCACAGTACCAGGATTTAGACTTGCGCTTTTTAGTAAACATTGGTAGTCTACGCTGTACATCATATACAGGATTATATGGCATTGACGTTGTGGCAAAGCCATTTACTTGCCATTCTGGGTGCTCTTTTTTCTTTGCAGGAGCGTCTTCAAAACGAATATTCGTTTTATTGGCCAGTGTTTTAATTGTTTTAAATTCAGCCGTGTCATTTTTAATTGTTACAGTAAAGCCATTGGCACTTGATTCTACTGTGCCGACTTTTTGGTCCCCGTCTTTGAGAATCCAGTATTTGTTTGCAACAATTGGTTTAGCTAGGATCATTTAAAACTCCTTTGTAAGTTTCGTTTAACCACTGCGAGTATTGACTAGCGTTCTCACTGGCGCGGTTCAACTCGTATTTACCACAAAATTTCATGAAATATGCACCAACTTGTCCACAATCTTTGTGGCTAATTTGTTCTTTTATTGCTGCGTCTACACGGTCCTTGACTTCTTGCGGCTGTGCAGTTAGGTCAATAATACTTACGTTGCGGTTGTAGTCATCTAACACACGATGTTCTTCGCCATTGTGATCAGTCCAGCGTTGTAGCATTAAGTTGTTCCACGCATAACCCTTATGTTCTCGATCAGCAAATGCCTCAGTGAGTCCAACTTTATTCTTAGTGCCTTTAACTCTAACACCAGGATATGCCGAAAATACATTATCTGACGCATCCCCACGCATACATTTTTCAAAAAGAATCCACTTCGGGTCCGGAAGTTTCTTAAATTCGTTGGTCTTTTTATCTGTAATTGGCCGACCTTTATCATCGAAATATCCTTGCAAGTTAATTAATTCACCACTAATACCATTGTAACGTTCAACATTTTCAGCAATTAATTGATCAAAGTCTGTGTCTGAACTAACAATAACATGATGATCATTGGGATGTAAATGAATCCAACGTGCAATAATGTCGTCGGCTTCGGCATTGGGTTCGCGAATAACACTACAGTTGGTCTTGTCAGCAAGATATGTTACCAGGGCATCGTAGGTTTCCCAAAACATCCGATCTTCTTCTTGCTGTGCTTCTGTAAGTGCAGCACGAGCCTCAGCACGATTGGCTTTATAAGGCTTGTAAACGTCTTTGCGCCACGAACGTCCTTCTAAGCAAAACACCACGTGGTCGGCCTTGAAGTCACGATGCACTTTGTTAATTGAACTCAGTGTAATATGTAGTGCATAGCCAACTTTTTCCCAAGGATCAGTGGCACGATAAGCCACGTGACGTGCGCGGAAAAACATATTAGCCGTGTCTATAAGTAGATATTTCATTGTTTTACTAGTTCGTTATCAATACAGTATTGTAACAGATATTCGCCCCAAAAGCAATGGGCATCTGGACCAAAATGCCAGGAATTTGGGTTTACTGTTTTAAACCCTTGATTTTTAAGGATAAAATCAAATGTTAATGTACTATCGTACGGTCCAATATAACTTGCACCCCAATCTTTACGATCTAAGATACTTTCAAAATGGTTGTTGCCGTTGAAAAACACATGCGGAATATCCTTAATTTCATTATGGAATTCCCAAATGTCTTGATGTGCTTGTTGGGTTTTAGCAGCCCAGTCAACGTTTACAACAAATTCTTTATATTGTTGTTGATATTCTGCAGGTACGTCATCAATGCCCGATGCAGTTATTTGATATAAGTCACCGTTGAGGTTCCATTCTTCACGTTCCCATGTGGACCATTGTATAACAATTAAATCTGGAGTTTGGCGTTGTAAGTATTCTCGTGTGGTACGCATAATACGTGCATTGCTAGATGCCGATTCTGCATCACAATCTAGCAGCGCATATAAGTGATTGGCTAATTCGCAGCCAAAACTCGCACGTAAATTATCAGGATGCGGCTTACGTCCCATACCCCACAAAAATTCATCATCTTCGGCAAATGCATGTGGGTTTACACATTCTGCAGCCGCAGCATGGCTATCGCCATTTACATATAAAAGAGTCATAATTGATAAATAAAAGTGCCAATCGCGGATCTCCCAATCCCATTGGCTCTATTAGTTATATAGGAACTATTAGCATGAATATTTATTATGTATATGCTTACCTCAGAGAGGATAGCACACCTTATTATATCGGTAAAGGTACTGGAAAAAGAGCGTGGATTCATTGCAGCAATGATGTTATTCACCCTCCTAAAGACAAAGACAGAGTTGTCATTCTGGAGAACAATCTATCAAATCTAGGCGCTCTTGCGATTGAGCGCAGAATGATTCGATGGTATGGCAGAATTGACATAGGTACCGGAATATTAAGAAATAAAACAGATGGCGGCGAGGGCAGTATGGGCAGAAAACCCGGTCCATTTACTAAAGAACATAAAGAAAATATGTCCAAGGCTTGGGAAAAAAGAAGACTAACTCCAGTGTCTGCAGAAACTCGCGCTAAGTTAAGCAATAAACGCAAGGGTCGCCCTTCGCCGAACAAAGGTTTGCTTGTTGGGTACAATAAAGGAAAGAAACTAAGGACATATAAGTGTATTCACTGTGGAACAGAAACATCCGGCGGCAATTTACAAAGATGGCACAACGACAATTGTAAAAAGAGATTGTAAGGTTGTTTTTGAATCACTGCTTTAATGCCTTGAGTGTTTCTGCTTCGGCCACACGCTTGCGCAAACTGCTAGAACTAAAACTATGATCGCGTGTATTAAAGATTAATTCAATGTTGCGTTGATAACATTCGTCGAGACCGGAAAAATGTTTGTCGGCATACTCAACGCCTAGAATACGCACATCCACAGGTAATATTAACAGCAAGTCGCGTAGATCTTGTTCAGTTTGATATACAACAATTTCGTCGACATAGCGGCATGCTGCTAGTTGAATTTGGCGCTCCACGATGCTTTGTACAGGCTTGTTTTTAGTGTCAGGACGATCGATAGTAGGATCTGTTTGCAACCCACAGATAAGATAATCACAGTGATTCTTTGCTTCCGACAGCATAGCAATATGACCTGCGTGAAACATATCAAATGCCGAGAAAACTATACCAATCTTTTTACCTTCCTCTTTAAGAGATTTAATTTTACTAAAAATATTCATTTGTATTCTACTTTATAAGTCCTTTTATTGGATTAGGAATTTCTAATTCAAACAAGTAATATTGGTCAGAGGTTTTTGACTTTAAAACTTCTAAGGTACGCTGGTGTTCGGCTTCTTCGCGTGTGAGATAAAATCCCGAACCAATGCTGTTGTTTACAGGCATTGTTCCTGCGGCTGTAAAGTACAGTTGATCAGCGTTGCGTTTGATCAACTGGTATATTTTAATTGTTTCGGGTGGAAATTCTGGTTTCATGACACTTCTCTACGTCCGTTGCCTAGATCACGTGATTGTGTATAACGTGGGCTATTTGGGTCAGGATTAATTGCTTGCTCTTGTTCCCAAGTTTCTAAGACTACGTTACGGCACACGTTTTGAAACCAACGATCTACAATGTCGGAATCCTTGTCGTCGGGGCTGCCTTGATAACCTGCACGAATTAAGTTCATTACAAATTTATCATTCCAATCTAATTCAAATGCGCCCGCATTTAAATTATCAGGATCAACGTCAAGACTTAGTATAGCCACATAAGGCTCGCCCTTTTCTGTGGCGATTTCTTTGGCAGTCTTTTTTGGCTTGCGTTCTTCTTTGGGCTGCTCTACTTTTACAGGCTCGGGCTGTTTCTTTTTAAACCAATCAAACATAATTCTTCCTTAGAATAAATCTACCTTTTCCCAAGGTAAATCGGGCTTGCCAAAATGGCCGTAATTTGTAGTTGAACTATAAATTGGGCGGAAAAAGTCAAAACGATCAATAATGCCCTTGGGAGTTAGATCTACGTGCTGTGCAACCCAAGTGGTTAAATCACGCGATAAATCACTGTCCTCAGTTTCAATGTAAAAACTCATTGGATCTGCTACGCCAATGGCATAACTTACTTGGCAAGTGGCCCATGGTGCCTTGCCGCTAGCAACAATGTTTTTAGCAATATAACGCATCATGTACGCTGCTGAACGATCTACCTTTGTAGGGTCTTTGCCCGAAAACGCACCGCCACCATGTGGAGCATAGCCACCATAGGTATCTACAATGATCTTACGTCCTGTAAGACCAGCATCGCCATCGGGTCCGCCAATGACAAAGCGTCCGGTTGGGTTAATGTAAAACTCTGTAATACCCGGTTCGATGTACTCTGCGGGCAGTAGTTCTGTGATAATATCTTCAACTACAGCACGAACAATATTAATAGGCACGTGATCGCGATGCTGAGTACTGCAAACCACTTTACGTATATGTCTAGGTCTGTTGGCTTCATCATATTCAAATGTTACCTGTGCTTTGGCATCTGGCCCTAGCCAAGCAAAATCTACTGTGTGGCGCAGTTCTGCTAGTTTTTGCAAAATCCTGTGACTCCAGTATAATGCTGCGGGCATATAGTTATCTGTTTCATCGGTGGCATAGCCAAACATAAGCCCTTGGTCGCCGGCACCGAAGTTATCTGTGCCTAGTGCAATATCTGCTGATTGACTGTGTAACAAGTTAGTAACTCTGAGTGTGTGCCAGTTAAATCCATCTTGCTCATAGCCAATGTGCTTGACTGTTTTACGCACAGCAGATTCGATTTCTTCTGGATGTAAGACTAGTCCCTTGTACTCGCCGGCAACAATCACGTTGTCTGTGGTGACCATGGTTTCGCAAGCGCAGCGCATACTAGGATCTTGATGACCCATTACTAAATCCAATACTGCGTCCGAAATAGCGTCGGCTACTTTATCTGGGTGTCCTTCTGAAACGGACTCTGATGTAAATAAGTACATTTTATTCTTTCTTTAAAAATTTCTTTTTTCCTAAGTTTTCTCCAACCCATCCACATTGCGATAACCGAATTCGGTCTCTAGGAATGTTGTTTTCCTTACACCAAGAAGAAAGTCCGGTTACATAAAATGTAGTTCCATCGGGTTTGGTTATCTTCCAGACCGACGCATTAGGATTTTCTGCCCCCGGTCTTGATACTTTTTGTCTTTCTTTTGTATCAATAAATCTTTTTAATCCCGAAAGTCTGATTTTTTCTTTATGCTCGGCTGTTAAGGTCTTTCCACGATGCGCTTCCGACAGTTTTTTCTTATGAGAATCAGTTAGTTTTTTATTTTTATGTGCCATTGACATTTTAATCCTGGTAGCGTTTGATCTGACTGCACCCGACGGACCTTCGCCTCCATTTGATTTATTTCTGAGAATCCCTGTTCCTATATCTTTTCGACCGTATTGTAAAATTAATGCTATTTCAAGTGCGAATGCTTCGGTTTCGGTTAGGTTATCTCGCAATATTCTGATCCGACGTTGATTAATTGGGGGATAAACTTCTCCATTACCTTTAACCCAGGCTCTATTTCCTTTACCTTTACCGATATAATACGGTGTTAAGTTTTCTCTGAGATATGCATATACATAAAACGACATTTTGGTATCCTTCAATAATATTATTTATTACTGAAAGCGTTTGTGTAATTATTTACTTGTAACCTTAATTAACTGCATTAGCCCTTCGGCCTGGCTGAACCAGCGATCCTGGATAACAGGCTCTCCGGGTCCAGTAATTATGCGTCTAGCGCGGTATGCTAGACAAAAGCACAGCCACTTTTTGGACACATAACAACGTCGAGGCCAAAACGACCATAGAAGTTGCATATTTGCCCGACGCATAAAGTAACTTTCGTCGGGCTCGTAGTACCAGTATTCGGTATCCACAGTCATTTTAGTCCAAAGTGTTGTTTAATAGCAGCGCCACAACCTTTGACAACTGCGGCAGAATAATCATCTTGGTCAACACAATCCTTTTCGTATTCATTGGCCAGGTTTTGGCAAACTTCAACACACTCTGCCGCAATTAGTTCGGCTAGTATAATTGAATCTAATTGGCGCACACCCAATACTCTGTGCGTTGCCTGTTCTACTAATTCTTGTAATCTTGTCATTGTTTTCTCCCAATTTCTGCCAAATACTGTTCTTGCCACCCGCTGTAGTACGTAACTGATCCTGCGGTTTCGCGAATTACCGACTCCAGGAATTCCCCCACAGGTCTACATGTAAGCGGGGGCTATAATAGTATCCGCGTTTTAACGCTTCTTCTGCTACGTTGAATTTATTACTGTCGTATGATGCAACCACGCCACCCACTGGCATAATGTAAACCTTGCCCTTGAACCCTGCTCGGCGGTATTCTGCTACAGCACGATCTACTTCATCAATGTGTGCTTGATTTTCTACTACAAACTTGAGATATGTTTCGCCTACACGCTCATAACTTCGTACAATCTTAGGACAAATAGCATCCTCCCAACGCTCACCCGATGCTGATAGTTTAGCACTTACACTAAATGTAACCTTGCGTAGTTTATGGTTACCCCAACGTTTTAAGTAGTCTTTGAAATCTGGATGTAGTTCTTGGGTGCCGTTGGTTTCAAATGTAATGTTAGTTAGATCCCACATCTTAGAGTGGCTTAGTAGTTCTTCGTAGTGTCGTTGCCACCCTAACAATGGTTCGCCACCTGTGACAACCAAATGTATGTCATTGCCATTGGCTTGTTGCCAGTGATTGTTAGGAGTTAGGCTAGTTAGTTTGTCAGCAATTTCAGCAATACTCATCGTTGGGCTTAGGTGCTTAAACTTAGGATGCCACGATGCATAACTGTCACAACCTGTGGTAACCAAGGGTAGTTCTTCATAGGTCTTGTACAATTGAATATTAGCCGCAACTTCATCAACTTCTTTGGTCACTTCACCTGCGGGCAATCCAAATCCTGGGCAAGTAAAGTTGCAACCAAATGTGCGCAAAAACACACTGGGTACGCCTACAAACTTGCCTTCGCCTTGTACGCTATAAAAAATTTCACTGACTTTAATTTTGCTCATCTTGCCCACCAATCTTCCCATGGAAATACGATCCAAACATCTTCGTTTGCTTTGTTTATTGTAACAGCAGAGTAGTCAACTGTCAACTCCGAGTTGCTGGATTCGTTGTCGTATAATGTGGCAATGCGTACATTGTTGTTCCAAATTTGATCCCATGTGGCCTGGTCGGTAGTACCTGCTGTACTGTTTTGCCAGTCTTGCTTGATCCAATTTAAGGTAGCACCCGAATCGTTGATATCATCTACAATAAGGATCTTTGTGCGACGATGTTCTAACTGTGGAAATCCTCCTGTTTCGAGCATTTCCAATTGAGTAGCATCTTCGGGCATCCAGCAGTTAGATTCGCAGTCGGGATTGTCGCGTAAGGCAACCTTTAAAGTATGCATGGGTATGTTTAAGTACTGACTAATCAAGTTAGCAGGTACTAGGCCGCCACGTGTAATGCCTACAACATAGTCGGGCTTCCATGTATCTTGATGTAACTGGCGAATGATATCTTGTGTTAGGCTTTCAATTTCATGCCATGATAAGTAGATTTTTTTCATAATTGATTATTTTTCCTGAAAGCGGTCGCCATTGGGCTTAATAAATGAAATTTGATGGTTAGGATCAAATTCTGGGCTCATCATGGTTTCCCAAGGATCTTGTTCGCCAGCAAGCACACGCTCAAACCACGACACATCGTCACCACGCTGTTGTAAAAACCACGCGAGTTTAGTAGCATCTTTAAATCGACGGCGTCGAGTATCTGCATAGTTGAAATCTCGTGGATCCTGCGGGTTAGCCTCAAACACCACACGCTGATCAAATGTTTCGTCTTTGTTATTGCCAGTTAAATCGTGACGGTCGTGTACAACATCAACATCGATGTTTTGCATGATTCCGACAATATAACTAATTTGGCTAATCCACGCATCGCTTAACTGATGCATACTTAGATATCCAAATAGCAAGTGCCATTCGCGGGGAACAATAGGGAAAATAGCATATGGATGACAATTGTGTGTAGGAATACGCAAACACTTGAACTCGCCGTTGTGTTCGCTGATGCGTAAATCCCAGTCTTGACTTAGCATTTGTGCATCGTCATTCCAAAAGAAAATCCAATGCGCACTTGAAAAATCAGCAAGTTGATTAATGTATTCGTGCAATCTTTGATAGCCGTAGCGCGGACACTCAACCGCCAACCATCCCGAACCTGCTGCACTCAATTTTGGCCCAATGACATTTTTAAAGTGATCGAGGCTTTCTCGATCATCGTTATCGAACGCTAGTAAAAACTGAATACGACTTGGGTCTGCTGCTAGATTAAGTAGCGATTGCAAACTTGATTCTAGCATTTGACTACGCTTGCGGCTCGGCAGTACTACAGCAATATCATAACTGGGTTCGGCAAGGCAATTAGAAACGGACAATTGATCGCTCATATCAACGATCCATGTAATAAACGCTGCGCGACTTGGGCGTTTCCCACCAGTCAATATGGTGTACACGCACACCTAGTCGGCGCATTTTTACTTCAACGAGTTCTGCCATCCAAGCAGATAAACGCTCACTAGTAGGCACAAAATTAACAACCATAAACCCTTCATAATATTCATATTCAGGCGTGTTCTCTGTGAGATCTGAGAGATCCAAGTGCCAACCGGCAATATGATTAGTATCAGGAACCATAACAGGAACCAAAGCACGTTCGCCAACGATTTGTCCATATAGTGGGTCTGCCTTGTCAATAATAAATTGGTGATCAATGTAAGTATTGATCCATTTCTTAAGCCACTCTAGGTGGCGGAAGTCTGTGACCATGCCGGTCTTGTCAAGACTGTTGGCACCTTTTCCTTCGCGGTCGGGTTCAAGAAATACTTGCATCTTGCCTTCGTGTCCATGTAAGTGGCGGCAGGCGCACTTTAAGTCCGCAGCATATTCGCCGTTTAGTTCTTGTGTCCAGACTCTGTGCCCGTAGCAAAACTCGAAGGTCTTATCTATGATCCAAGTCATTTTTGCTCTCCTAACTCTTGGTCAACAGCCTTGCATAACTCATTATGGGTTTTTAGTAATTGCTCAAATTCTGGGCTAGTCATTATATCTTGCTGTTGCTCTTCGGTTAAATCTTGAGCAGATACTATCGTTTGGTCCAGCCGATTTACTAGGCTCTGCATTTTTTCAATTGTCGTTTCTAGACTACTGCTCATCTTTTATTCTCCCATCTTTTTAATTGGCTGATTCTCATTTTTTCTTTAGTTTCCTCTGATATAACTTGTTTAGCCCTGGCTGCTCTTAACTTAGCCTTATGCTCTTCTGTAAATACTCTTCCTTTGTTTACTTCGGATATTTTTTTTCTATGTTCTTCTGTTATACTTGCTTTATTGCTTTCTCTAATTTTTTGCTTAGATTCTTCTGAATGTGTTTTACCTAGTCGCCCGTTTGGTTTTCCTTTTTTAGCGAGAGACATTTTCTGTTTAGTCTCTTCCGAATGTCGGTAGTCTGGGTTATATTTTGCATGTCCTTTGTGCGCTTCAGATATCTTCTTTTTATGTTCTTCGCTTAATGGCCCGACTCGTTTCGGCGGCCTACTATCTTCACATATATTTGTAAGTATACCATCCTTGTCTATGCCTTGTCTACCATAGTGGCGAATTAATTTAGTCTCTTCGCTATATGCAAGTTCTTCGTTATTGGTTTCGAACACCTTTTCGATAGTAGGCTCTAACCCCTTATTTCGTAAGCCTTCGATATAGGCCCATTTTTTGTAATTTTCTGTGGCATCTTTGGTTTCTGTTAAATGCTTTTTATAGCGATCACCGGTACCTTTACCTACATAAAACGGTTGCTTAGTTTTGGGGTGGTAGTAGACATAAACATAAAACATACAAGTTCCTTTGGTATGTTTTATTTATTAGAATTCAAAAGTTTTATCGATAATCCACGACATCTGTAATAGGTTCCTTTATAGTTTCTTCTTGCTTGGGTTCTTCTTTCTTGGGGTCGTCTGGGCAAACTAATGTATCAGCATCGCATTTGACCATA